CTGCTAAATTTAGCACCGATGTATTAAGTGCTCCAGAAGTTGTAAGACCCGATGATCCATTATAATTTTTGCCACCAGATAAAGTTGCACTTATTGAGCCACAAGCACCAAAATTATTACCTGCTGTCTTTTTATCCCAACTTACTCCTGTGGAAAGAGTGAATTCAGAACTATATGTAATAGTTGTGATTCCTAAAGCAGCTCCAGATCCACCAAAGATGTAATCTGATCCTAACTCTAAATATCTTCTCCAATAAGAAGGACTACCCAAAGAATATTCGGCGTCTGATCCTTTGGAAAGATTTAGATGCTTTTCAATAATATTTCCAGCACTACCAGTAATTGATCCAGTATTATCTAAGACTAAAATATGCAACTCATCAAATCTACTTAATCTACTTGTTGCATAATTTGATGTAGATGGGCGATCTGCAACAGTATTCCAATAAATTTTAGATCCATCACTAACTTCCACATACTGTTGATCAAACCAGTCAGATTGTGCTGTGTATGAAGTCGTTCCTGCAGCAGTGGTATTTCCAACTGTATGAATTGCTACACTTCCAGTACCAGCAAAACTATATACACCACCAGGACCATAATCTACATCAGTTACAGTCCCACCAGCAGAAACATGAGAAAGAACCTTTACCGAAATTGTTGAGTTTCCAATCTCTGTAATAATTCCTTTCAGATATCCATCAAGAGATGTTGTGGTTCCAATTCCGGCAAGTGTTGATGAAATTGCCTGAGTTACTCCCATCCCAACTGATAATGTACCACCAATTCCACCTGTTGTAGTTACTCCGGTGAGAATTTGATCTGCTTTTCCATCAATAACTGCAAATTTAATGTCATTCGCCCAAGATCCTGGGTTTCTTGCGACAACACCAATATTTGAAATAATATTCTCACTGTATCCTAATTGCACATAATTTTCGTCGCTTTCAATTTTTATATCACCTGATGGGTATGATGCATTTTTTAAATCACTATCATTTGCTCTTACTACCTGAAGATTTCCACCATAAGATAAGTATGAAGAAGCAACATACCAATTTTCATAATGATTATCTATGGAATATGGTTGACCAAATGTTTTTAATAAATCTTGTTCGGTTTCTATTGTTGTTGGGACATTTACAGGTCCTCTTTCAAATGGTGCAACTATTCCTGCAGTCAAATTTGCAGATGGATTTATTCTACCAACAGTTAAATCAACTTCTCTAACTACAATTCCAGGAGATGCTATATTTAGCGGCATCTTTTTATCCCCTCTAAATCCAGAATTATTCTAAAAGTATTTATCAAAAAGAGTATTTACAAAGGGAAAACGGTGCATGAACAAAATCACCAATCAGGATATTCCCACAAAACAAAATTTATTTTTTTATTTCTATTTCCAATGATTCTTTTTATCGTACATTCTTTACATTCATAAGAATATGATGATGGAAATCCTTTTTTATTTTTTCTTATCAAATAAAAGTCATATATTAAATCTTTTGTTTTTTTACAAGTTCTACATTTTCTTTGCTTAAAAAGCAAATGCTCCAATTCTATTTGATCATCTATATCCATTACATATATTCCCACATATATGAACGATCACCATATTCATCCAAATACCATCTATCACCATCCTCATCAATAAAACTGCCGGTATCAGTTAATCCATCTGATACAAATCCAAAAGGTGCCATATCCTGATCTATTTGATTTTTTTGTTCTTCATATATTCTTTTCCTCACATCATTGTCAGTCATCTCCTTAAAATAATCTTGTGCAACTAACCAGGAAAAAATTACAAGACACATTGCAAGGTCATCATTACATCCTTCTTCAGCTTCAAATGAATTATGTCTTTGTGCAAAAGTTGTCAATTCTGAGATAATATCATAATCTATTGTCAGTAATTTATCATCCTCAAGTAAAGTTTTTAAATTAGAACAACCTAGCTTCTTGACTGCAGAAGTCATTCTGACTCCAAGTTGAGATTTTTTTCCACTAAATCCAGATCCTACAATTTGACCTGCCCTTCCTCGCATAGAGCACATTAAAACATTATCATATTCAAGATCAAAATGTATAATATTTGCTACTTGATCTCCAATATCATTAACTTCAATCAAGACCCAAGAATTATTATATCCTCTTGCAACTTCATTAATAATGCTTGGAAATAGCATAGGTTTTATTTCATTATTTCTATATTTTGCGACAGTTTTATATGGAAAATTAGTTATATCAAAAACAACAAATGCAGAATAATCGTTTCCTATGCCACGCGCAACATCTACTGTTATTAGATAATTATGCTCTTCTATTGGGTGTTCGTAAATATCCAATCCAGCATTTCTTTTAATCGGATCTTCATAAACAAGATTTCTAAGTTTTGAAGGATTGATAAGAGTATTTACAGATCCTAAAAATTCACATTCAAATTCAACTTTGAATTGTTGTTCAGAAGTATTTGCTATTGTTTGAGATTTCCATTTTTCATCTCTACCTGGAACTTCGGACCAATGAACATCTGTTGGAACGTATTCATTTTTACTTTTTTCAGCATCGTGCCACATGCGGTAAAAATGATTCATACCTCTTGGGGTAGATACGATAATTACCTTTGTACTTTGTCCAGAAGAAATTGTAGGATAAACAGATGCGAAGAAATCATCCGCAATATGATTTGGAATAAACGCAAATTCATCCAGGAAGATAATATTATAAGAACCTCCACGAACCGCTGAGGCGGATGTAGATGCCGCCATTACCTTTGATCCATTCTCTAGTTCTAAACTACCTCTGTTCCACTGTAGAACGCCTTGCTGCATCCACTTAGGAAGATTCTCATATGCAAGTTGCAGTCTTTGAAGAAGATCTCTTGCTGTTGATGCCTTGTTGGCAAGGATTGCAATATTTACATTATCATTAAAAAGAGCATAATGCAATAGATATGAAACTACTGTGGTAGATTTACCCGTTTGTCTGGGCATCTTACAGATATTAAATCTGTTTTTGTGGAATCTCGTAATTAATTTTTCCTGAAATGGGTATAATTCAAAAGGAACTAGTCCATAATCAAGAGAAACAATTTTTATATAATTCTTGGCAAAATAAACAGGGTCATCCTTACATCTAAGGAATTCTATAACTTGTTCCTGGGACCACTGAATTGTGGTATTTGCTCTCTTTAAATTTGGATTAGATAGATAAGCATCAGATTGCTTAAGTTGAATATCTTCAATTAGCATAATTTAGTAAATCTCTCTCCATCTTATAGAAACTCCAACATTAGTACTGGTGTCGCTTATATTACTTACACGAACTGAAAAGATTTCCGAATCTGTGGAGTCATAATTTTGAGACAAGTAATTTTTCTTTGAAGTTGGCCCCGATTGAGCATCGGTAGTTGTTGCTGATGGTTTTTGTGAGTTTTGACTTTCTCCCGCAGCATATCCACCCATAAAATCTTCAAAATACGTTACACTAATTCCAGTTGCACTTTGATTATATTCTACAACTGATTCATCATTTTCAGAAACCCAGGTTCCTGTGGGGTTAATGCCAACAGAGCTTCTCAATTTTACGACTTCATATTTTACATTTCCGCCATTACTAAACACCGTAACATCTTCAAGTTTTACTGTTGCTCTATTTGGATATCCCTTAAATGAATTCTTCAATCTAATTGCAATAATTGGAACTGTAGTGCCGATACCAACAGTTCTAAGATTTGTCGTATGTGAAAATTCTCTACCAGACTCAGTATATCCACCTTCACTCATTACAGTAGAGCAGATTTGAATAAAAGAACCACCGGCACCTACTTGTGTACCGGTATTTTTAACCTCACATCTTACTGGAAGATTTGGGTTAGACATGTACACTGTTGGAAGATGGTTTGAATTGTAAAATTCATGAGCAATAATATTATAACCATCTATACTAAACCCACAACGAACTCTACCAACTCCTAACCACTCAAAATCCGTCATGAATAATTGGGTTTTGGTAATATCTAAACTGAAACCAGAAGGTCCATTTCCGTCCAGAGTATCTTTATTCCATTCAGATTGAGTAACTCTTCTATCTGAAGCAATCCCAGTCACATAAGATCTAATTACAAAACTCAAAGTTCCATCTGGTGCTTGCTCAAAGAAAATTCCATCTCTATCATCAAAATATCCAGTTCTTTTATAGACATTCTGTTGTGCTGCGCCAAAGTTAAATGTTGAATAAATTACCTGGGATTTGCCAGGCATGTAATGATGATATCTCTTTGTTTGGTGAATACAGTATCCGTCAGTACTAATTCCTGAACTTAAAATTGCTGCTGCCTGATTTACATCAAAAGTGACCGTTGCTCCAGTTCCCACCTTCACATCTGTAAAATCAGGATCAATAGAATAAAGATGTTTATAGTCCCCAAGTGTATAAGGACTTGATGATCTTAGTCTCCCAAAAGCATCACCAGAAAATCCTTGTCCGAGATCTTCATAAATTTCTCCATGCTTATTAGCCCTCATATAAACTTCAAAGAGGGATCTTTCTTGATTTAAATAATCCTGTTGATTTTTATTCCACTGAGCCATAGTTTAATCCTCTATTATTCAGACCATGAGAGTCTTTCTGGTTGATATCTTTGTGCGGTTTTAACTTTGACCGAACTAGTTGAATTTGGATAAATGTTATGGACAATTGCACCAGGATATTCATCTTGTAATTGTTCAGCAAGTTGATTTTTTGAAATCATTTTACCCTCAACTTCCATACGATATATCTTTCCTTGCCACATTACGTCTGCAGTAAAAGATTCCTTAGCAACCTCTGGTTCAGTTGAAGCATTCATATAAAGATTTCCATTGAAATCTCCAGCAATATTAATACTTTCTGATAAAAATTGTTGAAAACTTTTCATTAGTTGCATCTCCAGCGACGTAGTGCTTTGTTAATTCTTGAATCTGGATCCCTTGCAGTTTCTGCAGAAGTTAGTTTTGACTTCATACCTTTCATACGACGGCAAAAATTCTTACGACGATTTGCTCTTTTTCCAGAAGGATTTTTTTCAGTTACTGCTGTTTGAAGTTTTGAACCAGGATTTTCACGGCGATAAGCATTTACTGCTGCCTGACTCAGACCATCAGTTTTATCTTTACGATTGACTTTTTGCCAATCTTCATTAACCAAATCAGCACCAATACCTTCAGTTGGTTGTAGAGGATCTGGTTTTATTAAATCAACAAACTCAAAAGTTGTTGGATTTAATTTTAATTCTTCTCTCCAGTTTGAATAATTTTCTGGTACGCAATTGGGGACCAATTTCTTGCCTTTCTTTTTCATACCAACTTTCTTATATCCAGACCAACAATCTTCATCTACACTATGTTCACCACTATCAAGATAATCTGCGGCAGAATCTAGATAATCTGCTGCCTTAGTAATTTTTGATTGGACCCATGCCTCAATATTACCTTCACCCTTCATCTTTTTCTTAAGTCTTTTCGCTGCAGAAATAATTGTGGCAATTTCTGAACGAGCCATAGAGTATTCATGATCTGATTCTTTGGACTCATTTGCTGGATGAGGTCTATTTGGATTATATTTAATCTGATTAGAAGTCAAAATATCATTACTTTCAACTTTTGGTGGTAATGAATACATGTCCCAAAATTTTCCACCATATCTACATTCTTTTCTAGATTCATTTTTTTCACATTTGGGGCAATATCTAATCATTTCAATTTCTTCTGATTTTGTTCCCCAATTGTCTGCTCCAACTTTACGACATTTAACTAGTGCTCCAGATGCATATGCACTAGGCCAAACATCATATCTTGATTTTACTTTGCGATAGCAAGCATCTTTTTTACCACTACCTTTACCTGGTTTGTCTTTTACTTCGGTTAAGTCCATTTCTTCTGTTTTAACATTTGTTGGCTTGGCACCACCAGTTTTTTCTGGTTGATTTGGATCTTGTCTATTTTTTCTACTTCTTGCTCTTTCTTCCTCTTCATCCGAAAGATTTGCTGCCATTTTAGAACTTCCACATTTTGGTGTTGAAGATTGACCTTCTTGACGAGCACATGGTTTTCCTGCCCATTTACCACCAAGTTGGACCCATCCTCTTTTACCATCAGAAGATTTTGACTTATTGAACCAATCATGCAAACCTTCATCACCAGATTTAGTTTCTTCTTTTACATCTTTAAATTTTTTATGATGCTTTTTAGCATCAACTTCCATTTTTTTCAAACGAGTATAATAATCTGGAATTTCATCGAGATGTTGTAATGCAATATATTTTGCCAATTCAGCATCCTTAGTATGTTCATGTTCAATTTTTTGTCCCATACTCAACTGTTTTCTAATAAAAGAAACGTCAAGTCTATGTTTTTTGGCAATTTCTTCTACAGTCCTGTGGGATTTAAATTTATTCACTTGTAAAAAGATTACTCTTTATTATTTAGAAAACCTTGCTTTAGTAATTTAGAAAGTTCGGATGTAGATCCTACAAAAATTGCATTATTTGTTGTATTATTTGTAGTTTTTGTAGTGTCTTCTTCAACTTCTTTTAATTTCTTCTGAAGATCTATTAATTTATCTGTAGTATCGGCAACGTTTTTAATTAATTGACCGGCAACTTCATATGCTCTTGGAGAATCACTTTCACCAGCCAACTCCATAATTCCATTTATAGCTTCTTGCCCCTTTTCAATTAATGAATAGAGATTGGCCCTAGTATATTCATAATCTTTTTTAATATCATTTAAATTTTCTGACATTGCTAAACTTTTAACATCATTTTTTTCAACTTCTACTATTTCTGAAGGAGTTGAATTGATATTTAAAGTTTTATCTAATGAGTCATAATTTTTCATAATTTTTATCAGATATCCTCTCCTCTTGATGGACTGTATGATCTTGAATCTACAAAATCTTCTATACTTTCATTAAATCCAAAGTCATCTTCTGGTTCTGCATTAAATGGATCTACAGCAGCAGTATATCTAACTTCCCTCTTTGCAGTATTTACATCAGTTGTAGTATAATAATCAACCTGAACCTTACGAATAAGACCTTCAGTGGAAGTGGAAATAGGACCGAACAGATAAGTTTTTGCTGTGAATCTTAACGTATAAATCAAAACTCTTCTTGTAGAAAAATCCCCTTCATAATCATCTTGAAAAGATATTGAATCTAAAACAATAGGCACATCCTTTTTTTCGCCAATAGAATCAATTAAATCTATAGTAACATTAAATGCTGGTTGGAAGAATGGTAATATTTGTTCTAATATTTGCAAAGAATCATCATTTAATTTAGTTAATACATTTAATTCAAATCCAATATTATATGGAACCGGCAAATAAACCTTTTTTAATTTATCATCATCTGATTTATCTACAGCTTTAAATGATTGGGTAACACCAGTTTTTCTTCCGGAATCATATTGAATAGATACCATCTCAAATGACATTCTTGGTAAAATTATTTGAGTTGGATTATTTAACTCTGGTTGCTGTTGGATCCTAGCAAGAAATTTTTGCATGGGACCATATGCAAGAGGAACCTTTATGTCACTAATCCCATTACCATCAGAATCAGAATGTCTGATGTGTATGTCATTAAATAATGTACCAAAACCTATAACAGTTTTCTTAATTATTTCGTGGTAAAAGTAAGTTCCTAACATTAATATGTACCAAATGGATTTTTTTCAGAAAAATCTAAAATAGAGTCTGCTTGAATTTCTATTTCTAAATTTTGAGAATACTTATCATATATATCATAATTATTATATGAATTTACACTGTAAGTAGCTGATGAACTAGAACCTACCACAATTTCACCATTCAAAAATCCTGGATTATTAGTATCAATACCCACCATAGAAACCTTGAGTGTTTTTGAACCCAAATCCCAAGATTTTACTCTTGCTTTAGTACCAGACTTGGATCCAACTACAATTTCATTAAATATATAATTACCAAATCCAGTGATAATTGATGGATTTCCAATGGAAATAATTGGTGGGTTGGTTAAACTATATCCATATCCAGGATTATTAATTTTAACCGAGGATATTGTAGTTCCAAATCCTAAATATGCTGATGCAGTTGCGGTTTTACCAGTTCCTAAAATTGGAGATTGAATATTAATATTTGGGATAGTTGAATATCCAACTCCACCATCTGTCACATTAATTGAAATTATTCCATATTTATCAGTTTCTATATCACATGTTACTGCAGCACCAATACCTCCACCACCAACTATGGAAACTGTTGGTGCTATAGTATATCCAAATCCAGCATTAGTAAATATTATATCTTTAATTGATCTTGACCCGGCAATACTTGTTGTTATTGCTATAGCTTGTGCAGTGCCGCCAGATTGTGGAGAAGGTGAAAAAATTACAGATGGTGTAGAAGTATAACCACTACCATCTTGATTGATATAAACATTTTTGATATATCCTGTACCTAATACAGCTTGTGCTGATGCAGTTCTACCAACTCCAGAAAGATTAATTGTTGAAATATATCCTTTATCTTGAACAAGAGTGTCAATCTCTTCTTCGGTGGTATCAATAACTTCATCCTCATACTCAAATAGTTCACATTTTATTTCATAGACATACGTTTTTCCCAATTGGTAAAATGGTTGCTCATGCTCAACAAATTTAACTTCAAATAATCTTTTCCCTAAAGGAAAATAAATTAAATCTCCTTCTCTGGGTCTTGTTGAAACTAATATTTCTTCTTCATCCATAGATGATAAAAATGGAGAAATAAAATCTTCAAACCTTTCTTTTGAAATAATCAAGTTAAGTTCATCTCTTAAACTCATTCCAAATTTGGTTAAAATATCTCCAGCTCCCGAATAACCATCATAGCTTGAAACATAAGCCTCAAGTAAAAAATTATCATCAAATTTTGAAGAAACTACTTCTCTCATAATAGTTTCTTTTCTAACAAATTTTCTTGGTATATAAGAAATTTCTACACCATAAATTTTTAACTGTTCATTTATTAAATCTTGAACTAGTCTTTGTTCTCCTGGAGAACCTTGAAGAAAAAAGGGATTGAGTGCCATTATCCAATTATATCTAGTGGTGGTAGTTCATAATCCATAGACATCCTTGATTTTATTTCTTCCAGTTCTCTTTGACCATCTTCATATATTTCTCTACCATTTAACTCTATTCCTCCAGGAAGTTTAACTCCACGGAATTTGATTAGATTTTGACCCCACTGTTTTTTTAATAGAGCTGTTAAATATTTTTTCAAAAATGAATCATTATATACTTTCGTGAAATTATTTGGATCTAATATTCTATAACATTCAATAACCATATAATTACCTGCACTTTGAGCACCCCAATCAATATCCAAGTACAGTCTATTTTGCCTCTTATTAAATCTTACTTGCTTATCGGTTGTTAATAGAAAATCAATATCTTCTAGATAACTTTTTACCATTGCATATTGCAGTAATTCTACCGAATTAAAATAATACAAATCATTTAAAAATAATTGATACTTAATACTAAACATTCCACCAGAAATTGAACTTGTATCAAACTTAAATACCTTTTCTATACCTACAATAGAATCTGGAACTTGTATATAATTGGCAGTTTCCTCAAATTGAAATGTTTTTTGAACTCCATTTATTGTAGATGTTCCTGTGCTAGTAACAATTCCGATAGAATTTTTGGAAGATCCTCTATCAATATCTTCTTGTGTGATTTTGTACTTTAAATACATTTTTTCGACACCATCAAAGTGTCTTTCATAAAAATATTGCAAGGCATCATCAACGAGATCATCTATCTGATCATCATCTACATTTATTTCTAAGACAGGAGCTCCCAAACGTCTTAAACAATAATCTATTAATTCTTGCCTTGACGCTGGCTTTGCCATTTTTTTCTCCAGTAAGTACAGTGAAAATCACTAAAAACCCTAAAAAATATTTATAATCTAATATTCGCCGCCATCTAAATCAATATTACAAGGTCTATCCAAATCTGTATCAAGAGCATTGATAAACTCACAAGGTAATCCTGGAGAAATAGGTTCAGTAACAGATGCTATTAATACTTCATCTGGATTTACAAACTCATACAACCCAGTAGTTGAATTAAACATTAACAAATACTTATCGTTTAAATTTCTAGTATCAACATCTCTAATATCATTTAGAGAATTTGCTAGTGAAGAAGCAGAAACAACTTTTACTGCATTTTGTTGTCCAACTCTAACTCTAATGTCTGACATTATCTTGTCACTCCTTCTCTGACTAGAACCATCCCTTCTATAACCCTAGATTTTTTCCCGAAAGTATCAGTAATGACAACATCATAAACATATCTCCCCGGTTTCAAATTATTTGTTTGTGATGTTGTCAATCCTATTCTAATCTGACCAGCAGGTCCATTTGCTATTGTAGATGCAAATGATATTGACGTTGAACTGGCAGAATGTTTTCTTAGTTGAGACTTAACTGTATAACTTGTTAAATTTAGGGGATCATTGGTATTTGTATTTTCAAGAGTAAAAAATTGATCAAAGTCTGTACCGGCATTAACAATTAAATTGTTTACATATACTGCCGCCATTATTGGTTATTATTAAATGTTCTAAAAATATTTATAATTACTATTAGGCATTAATATTACTTAGGGATAAGATTGTTTCCTGCTGTTTTAGATATAGTCTAAGATACATTTTTGAGAATTTTTTCAAATCATCTAATCCTAAAGAATCAATAAATCTAGATTGTCTTTCATATTCAAATAATTTATCAATAGATGATAATTCAATATCACTTGGTTCCATTATTTCCATTTAAAATCTCCCTTAGTAAAAATTTAATTTCATTAATATCTTTTTTTAATTGGTCAATTTCCTCCCTTTCCTTTAATCTATTATTTTTTATTTTAATATATTGATTATATTCGTTAGTATCATAATTAACAATAGCTCCACTCTTTCTATCTCTATATAAGGTCTTAGATCCTTCAACTGGTATTAAATCTTTATCCATATTATGCTAATGCTATAGTTCTCAAATCTTTAAATTTGGGAATCTTAGATTCATTTGTAGATGACATTACTATTTTAATGGCATATGAAGTAAATGGATCTAAATTATCAATAGAATATTGATATTCGGAAAATTCATTTACCCTATTTGATGAAACAAATGCATCAGATCTTCCACTATTTAATGTAGAATCTAAAATAAAATCTCCAAATCCATCGCCATCAGTGTCCTTAAGATTATCATATCCTGGGAATAATTCAAATGATGGTACAGTTTCTCCAGATCCATTTCTAAAAATTTGATATAAAACTCTAAAATCACATTCATCTGGTCTATATGCTGCTAAAATAACTTTTAACGATGTTGCTGGTTGTTTGAGACTTATCTTATTTGAAATGTAAATAGACGTGTGGGGATCACCAGAAACTAAATTAACTCTATTATCTTTAGCGTAATCTGAAATAGGATTATTAATCCTATTTCTATTCAAAATAACAAATCCATTTTGAGTATCTAATACAGGAGAAAGATTCGGATCATTTGATGAAAGTGTTATTTTAGTTGTAAATGATTTTTTACTAGGTAGATTTGAAAGATATTCATCCTCATTAACTCTTGAGCAAATCATCCTTGTTGATGAAAGATAATTAATTTTATTTAATTCAACTGACTCAAATCCAGAATCTAAGAATGATTCTTCGGATCCACCTGAACTCGTTGATGTTGTAGTTCTTATTTGAGCACTAATCTTTGTAGATTGTCCAGGAGTTATAAGTGAAAATTGTGGAATGACAGAATCAAATTGAATGTTTTGTGTTGCCGATACATTATCTCCACCTATAATACTTCCAGTCTTAAAACTAAGTTGAGAAGAACCACTCGACCTAGTTTCCCTTGAAAATTGAAGGTGATAAGTATCAAAATCTCTTAGTGATTTTAATAATGGATCATTAGGCATTGTATGATCTGTATTAATCCTTAATAAGGATACACCATTTAGTTCATACTTAAATACTTGTGCTCCACCATCATGTGCCGTGATTGGTGTGTTATTTACGCCTCTTGTTTTAATGTTTAAAGTATTTCCAGTAATATTATCATATTCTATAACTTCGTCATCAACTAAAATATATCCCGTAGAAGTAGAAATTCCTTCAAAAGTTGAAAAAGATGATGCATTAACAACTTCTATTGATGTTGAAGTGACATTAAAATCAGAGTTTAACGTTGTTGGAATTGTATCTGGAAAAACTCCAGAAATTTTGACCTTATTAACGTCAGAATGCATTCCATGATTAAATTGAGTAATTTCTATAACATTACCACTATAGAGATTGTTAATAGTTGTTGATGAAGTTGTATATGTATTGGCTATTCCAACCCATGAATTTCCAGATTTATAATATAATGTTGTAGTGGGTGTTTCGTAAAAACTTTCACCTTGAACATCGCTCAAATATAATGTATCAATTCCATTAATTGCATTAATTGAAATTTGAGCACCTTTACCTTTGCTTACAGATCCTGTTGTAACACCTACAATATCGCCTACAGTATATCCATTTCCGGAAGAACCTACAGATACTGAAGAAACTACTCCGCCACTAACAGTAACTGTTCCGGTTAAACCAGAACCATTTCCAGTTATACTATACAATGGAACGTTTGTAAATGTACCATTACTATAACCAATTCCTGGGTTAGATATTGATAATGCTGTAACATTAGATCCCACATTTTCAATGGATCCATGTACGGAAGATCCCCCTGCACCAACTATTCTACCAATATTTAAAATAGATGACATATTTGTTGTAGTTACAATCCCAACTCTCAATTTCCTTGGGAAAGTTTTAATCGCATTCTCAACTAATCTTGGTAGATTTAAATCGTTAGTTGATAAATTAGGATTGTAATAAATTACATCTCCAATTTTTGAAGTAAAGTTTGCTTTATATAACTTAAACTTCATATCTTCATATTGTG